TAGAGTTACACCCAACGAACGGGATTGGATAACAATCTCATCCCGTTTTGAACACGAAGGTGATCGTTTTCTTACTATCACTTTGGCTGACTTCGGTAAGCACTTTCTATCGTGCCTCGAAGCCGGTATTTGGCGTCATATCTCCTCCTTTGGGAAAAGGAAGGGAAAAGCGCTCCCTGCATTCTTGCAGGGTTTGCTACGCCTCGTGTTCGATGATGCGTCTGGACGAATGGTCTCACCGCACGATATCGATGCTGTTGAAGCCGTCTGGCAACTTTGCCAAATGTTCTCAAAAGTAAAGATGGAGTGCACCGATGAACGTAATCTCAAAGCTGAGAAAAAGTTCCTCGAATGTGAGACAAAACTTAACACGTTCCGTCCTAATGCTTGGACTGACAGGCGGGATTTTATCTCCGTTTGTCGTATCCTTTATAGCGATGTGCTTGCTAATCTTAGCTTTATGCTCAGAGAAGGTAAGTGTGTCCCTAAGCACGGACGGGGTGCTACTGAAGAAGGGATCAAAGGAGATTCCAAATATACCTTCAGGAGCTGGCCGAGACGGCTGGACGAATGCTTCCCAATCGAGACCCATTTAGCTCATAATCATTATGGGTTTGTGGATCAGAATTGGGATACAGTATTCGTTCAGAGTAAGCGTGAAGAACACCCCGTAAGGGTGGTCTTTGTGCCGAAGACGTTAAAGACGCCGCGTGTTATTGCGGTAGAGCCGGTAGCAACCCAATACACACAACAGTCGTTATCGACTGCCTTAGTAGAGTTACTCGAACAGGCTCCAGTTGTGTCGTCGGCTTTACACTTCACGGATCAATCCGTGAATGCATCCATAGCGCTCGAATCTTCGAAGACTCGAGAGTTCTCGACGCTTGACCTCTCCGAGGCCAGCGATAGAGTCCATGCAGCGCTAGTATACGATCTGCTATCTGGACAGCCTGACGTATGTCGGGCGGTCTTTGACTGTAGATCTCAGCGAGCGCAGCTTCCCTCAGGTAGAGTGATCTACCTTAAGAAGTTTGCATCTATGGGGTCAGCCCTATGCTTTCCGTGCGAGGCGATGGTGTTTTTAGCACTCATCGTTGTCTCGCATCTTCGAGCAGAAGGCCTTCGTCCTACTAACGAACACGTGCATCGCTTAACACGCGATGTGCGCGTTTATGGTGACGATATCATTGTGCGAAAAGAGTTTACGCACGATACGATCTCGGGTTTGGAAAACGCAGGATTGGTTGTTAACCGTCAGAAGACGTTCTCTGACGGACACTTCCGTGAATCCTGTGGTATGGATGCGTTTGGGGGCTATCAAATAACTCCCGTGCGCGTTCGTACTCTTTACCCAAAAGATCGCAGAGACAAGGACAATCTTGCATCGAGTATTTCACTTGCCAATCGTTTTTATATGAAAGGCATGTGGCGTACTTGCCAGTATCTTCGATCTAAGATCGAGGGTATCGTGGGACGGATGCCCCACGTTAGGCGTGATTCAAGCGTTCTTGGTTGGACTTCTTTGCTTGGGTACGCCACCGTCCATAGGTGGAGTACATTGTTGTGTCGCTTCGAGGTCAAAGGCTATTGCCTAAGATCGAAACGGTACGACTCCCAACTGGGAGGTTACCAACTACTACTCAAGTACTTTACCAAGGGCGAACCCTTTAGTAAGGATGAGGACGAAACGGTGACCGTAAGGCCATTGAATCTTCCCATTGAGCAGTATACTTTGAAATACTCTACAGAAATGAAGAGTATATGGG